TGTCTGCGGCCTTGACCCTGCAATCGTTGGAGATACTGCCGCCATTTGTTATGCTATTGACCGCAATAGCCATAAGCGCTATATCCTTGATGCGACAAAGATTACGCGTCCATCTCCACAAGCTATTAGAGATCTTATATTTAGCTGGACAGAAATTTATAAGCCGGCTGAATGGATAGTTGAGAAGAACGCCTTTCAGGCTTTTCTTACTCAGGACGAAGGTATTCGTCAACATCTTAATACACGCGGTATCTATTTAAGAGAACATCACACAGGCAATAACAAGTGGGATGCAGGATTCGGTGTGGCATCTATGTCTACCTTGTTTGGAACCAAACAGGCAGACGGAAAGCACCACCGCGACAATCTTATTCATCTGCCTAGCGATCAAACCGAGAACGTCAAAGCTCTAATAGAGCAGTTGATTACTTGGTCGCCCACCACTAAGGGTAAGACCGATATGGTGATGGCGTTATGGTTCTGTGAGATTAGAGCACGCGAGATGCTAAACAATGGTCAGTACTCAAGGTCTCATATGCACAATCCATTTTTAAATAGGGCAGAGAGAAGTAAGCGAGTTGTAGTCAACATAGACGAGATGCTCGCAGAACAACAGAAGTATTTCGTCTAAAGGAGATAGAAATGGCAATCACACCAAGCTGGGAAGTTTCAACTGAAGCTACCGAAAAAGAATATGAATACATTGACAAGGGCGCTGTAACTACCCCACAGGTTAATCCTATGGTGGAATCAAAGTACCGCCAAGCACAAGCAGATGCTGAGCGCATTGACTTTGTTGAATGGCCAACAGCAGTACACGGTCAAGAAAAGCAAGGTTTCTAATGGCAAGACGAGTTCCAGCAGAAATTTCTAGAGGCGCACAATCTCGCCCAGCAGAAGTTAGAGGACCACAAGTACGCCCTGCAGAAGTTAAGGGCGAAGCTGTAAGAAACTTAGAGGCAGTAAATCCTGGTCACACAAGAACCCAGGGTAATTACACTCGCCCAGTACGATAAGGAATTAAATTGGCTCTAGATATTAAGCAGATTACCGCAAAGGTATCTCGCCTACAGACTCGTTACGCATCGCGTGATGGTCGTATGCGTGATGTTCTTTCAGCGCGTCAGGGAGACATCTCGAAGGTTTATCC